AACGCTTTAAGAAATCTTGTACGTCTTTTTTTACAAGGTGAGACGGGGCATCTGCGTAAGTAAGTGTGATAAATGTACCTACATTATCATGGCAAAGTAACTCTAATTGAAGTCGAGATATCCAACGGTTTCGCTTGTCTACTTGGCAACCAAGGCACTTGCCACACGGTAGCATATAATCTGGTTTGGCAACGTCTCCAAAAGCGGAACAGAAAACTATTTTTTGCTTGCCATTGACAGTAGTACCACGCACATAGGCAGGAATGGGATTTATACACATAGCATCAGATGATAAACAAAAAACGAGGAAAAGTAAAAAGACAGGCGCACGCACGCGAGCACGAAACGCGCACACGCGCGCGCACCTATGGGGATTATTTTGTTTCAATTCACGAGCCGAAAGGCTCGACAAAGAAAGGAATGGATAACACCATATGCGGGACGGTTTAGACCGTCCCTTAATAGCAACGATGCGTGGAGCGGCTTTAGCCGCATCGCTCCGCTCATGCACGCATTGATGGCGTTTTTCTTCCATGTTTTGCTATGAATGTAAATTAATCTTCAACCGTACAAGGCGAAACGATTTCGGAGGAATAACCTTTAATGGCTATCTCTTCAACAGTAAGCTTACAACCTGTAAGGCAAAGACAGACAACAGTAGCAAGGCAATTAATAACAGCGGTAACTATATCACGGCGGATTTTCATTTTTAACTCCAAATTAGAGACGTATACCACCACGCATTGGAGCGGCAGATATATTTTTTCTATGTGTTGCATCGCCACGGCGAAAAAGGCGAGCACTTTTACCTTTAGTAAGTTTTGTACGCTTCATAATTAAACTTTCGTTAGTTGTTAATAAAATTATTATAAGCAGTAATTACCTTATTAGCTATAGAGCGTTTCTTAACAACAACCAAATCACAATTATCAATAATACGCAGATAACGCCCGAAAGAAAATTCGCCAGAAGCAAAAGAAAAGGTAACGTCACGAACCATGTAACGACCATCAGCGGAAAGTCGTTCGGGAATAACAAAGCGAGAGAGAGAGATACCGTTAAAGGGTAAATCACTCTTATCACAACAGACAAGACCAACGAGGGAAGCCTTGACAGGCTGAAGAACTAGACCATCTGAAGATACAGCAGTTACTACATACCGTGTATGGTCGATGAGAACTTGAGAGCCGACATGGACTCTACCTTTTTCTATTGTCGCATAAGGTGCGTTATGTTTCATAAAGATTATCTCCTATCTCGTTTAGATGAGTGTATTGTATCATATTTTTGAAAGTCTGTCAACGGGGAAAATGATTTTTTTTTATTTTTTTTATTTCTTAGTAATTCGATAGAAAATCCAACCTAAATATATAAATATACCTAAAATTAAAACACTGCCAGCCATAATATCTCCTTTCTGTTTAGTTGTGCTTACGTGAAGATTTAGAAAAAGAACGTTTAGAGGGATGCATCTCACGACTCATGCGGGAAGGAACGTGCTCACCAACGCCACGCAGAGAATTATCGAAAGACTTTTTAGCAGAATTAACGAAGCCTGCAAAAGAATCAGAAACAGAGACACCTAACCTCTTAGCGGCACTAGCAGTATTAGTCAAATCATGTTTTATAAGAGCAGGTTGCTTGAGGAAATAATCCTTAATCTTATCTAAAGAAGGGGATACAATCTTAACAGCATCTTGACCAATCTGATTAGCGGCAGCATAAGGGCCAGAGAGTCCACGAGTACTTTGTTTGTTTAAAGTGTCCTGTTGAATGTTACCAATCTCAGAAAGTACCTTTTTAGTGTTAGCATCCTTAAGTGCTTTTTCGGATTCAAGAAGATCGGATTGTTTTTCGAGTATATTATTCTGATTGATTTTAGTTGCTAAATCAATACTAGCACCAAGACCACCAGATGATGAGCCAGTAGACGAAGGTACAGAGCCACCAGCACCAAGAGATGCGGTGGACTGGCTAAAACCGCCAGAAGCCGCAAGAATAGGATTTAAACCAGCTGACCGCAAGCCCTCAACACTCCAGCTAGGCGAATTTGTGGCTACGTGCTGGGCATACGCTCGCTCTAATTTGTCCTGCTCCTGCATCTGGGCAAGCGAATTACGGAGGTTTAGTTGACCTGTATACTTCGCCATAGACTTTTGAGAGCTGTGATTGAGCCATCCTGTGGGCTCAATTAGACCAGCAATAGCTGAGCCAATACTACCTAGATGAGAAAAGAATCCCATAAAAATCTCCTATAAAAAAGGTGGACTTACACGGTAAGGAGAAACCGAAGCCACCACAAGTATACCAAATTAAAGGCGATTAAGTCCAGGGACAGAATATATCGGCATAGGACGAGCCGCACGAATGTCGAAGTAAGCATCAACAAGGAACGGAGGTTCATCTGTTACCGCAACTACTCTGTCGATCGGGACAGACTCTTGAATGAATTCGTCATTGAGAACAGGCAGATTATCAAACTTCTGGGAAAGATGCCAAGCATCAAGGGAATTTGGTGCAGTTGGACGCATCAAACCAGTTAGACGATTGGGCATATAGCGATATTCCGCCCAACGTTCTTGATAGCCGAATACTCCATCATCAACAGGCGTAACGCCATCTTCAGCAAGGACGCTATCACCTTGGGCAAAAATCTCACGATTTTTGACAACCTGCTCACCGAGATTAGCCAACGCAGGCCAATAAAAATCAAACTTAGTACGGCGAGAGAACATACGATTAAGACCTTGCGAATACGTGAGGTTGGCACGAATATTGCAGAGACCTATGATGATAGTGTGTTCGGTAAAACTCTTAGTAAAGGACGCATCATTAGTCATAGTAACGAACGATGCAAGATTGCCAAGAGGGGACGAGGCAGTAGTCTCGGAAGTCTGGGCGATCGTGGTAACATTAAGAGCCTGCGAAGAGCCACCAAGATACTCAGGCCTCTGAAGTCTAGCATCTGGGGAAACAACACCAAAACAAGACCTAAGAAGCTCTGTATAACGAGTACCGCCACGAGCCCATTGCTCGAGCAAATGTTGCATAGCAACGCCCTCTCTAAACTCGTTAATCGTAAAAGCGGGGAGGTCTGCAAACTGAACACCAAGTCCACCATCGTAAACGGCTGGACGGCCAGTTGGTGAAGTTGAAGGATTAACATAGGATATGTTATCACCACTAACAGCGGGGTAAGTTGGAGCAGTAGCTGGCTTAGATGTGACAATACCAGGAGTAGCATTACTATAGTTAGACATGTAAGCATAATAGCCCGTCTGCCAAGTATTATTGGAAGGGTTATTGTACTTGAGCTGGAGATTACCAGTAGCAACAACAGAACCAGAAAGGCCGCTGAAACTCATCTGTGCGGCATCGCCTTTCTGAGGCCAAGGGGTGCAACTGGTGTAATAATCATGCCTTTTACCACGTTTACGCAAAATATAATCAGATAAAGCCTCAGTGGTAACCGTACCATCGGAATGGATACCAGCAACGGGAGCACCATCTACAAGATTTTCATCACGGAAAAATTCGTTCCAGACTAGATTATACGCACGTGGATACCAGCTCAGAAAATCGAGATTAGGAACAGATGGTGGTACGCCAAGATAGTCATAAAGAGAGCCAAAAGCAACACCAGAATCTCCTGTGTTAAGCATAGGGGTGACATAATCGTTTTTCAAATCACCGAAAGGACGTTCGCCCATGAGCTTTTTAAACTCATCATCAACAAGGCGGACGGGAACAGCAAAATAAAAAGTGTCGATATAAAGATCGTCCATCAAAGGAGTTAACGGCGTAGTCATACGACCGAAAATCTTTTGGGAAAAAACCCAAGTATCGGCGGGGAGAGCCTCTCCTACGAAAATAGGATATAGATAGTCTACGTCCATCGTAGTCTTAAGGTTATGTGAAAGAGGGAAAACAGAACGAGGTATATTAACCGCGGGAACTCTAGCGAAAACGTGTTGCTTCATTTTTTATTATCCTTTCAAAAATAGTTTGTGTCACCTGCGCATATATATGTCAAGTATTAGACTGCGCAGGCTCACCGCTAGAAAGCGGTTGCGTCTTTTCAGATGACACAGTTGTAGGAGTATCAACAGGAGTTGACTTTTGAAGAATACCGAGAGCTTCGAACTCCTCGCGGTTAGAGGGATTCATCGCGGCGGAGTAAAATTCTTCAGCAGTCCTATAACGAGCACGTACAGAATCTGGCAAAGCCTCATAAGCTCTACGTCCACTTATCTGAGTATTAAGAACTCCTTGCAGAGTATCGGGCATCTCTGAAATATCGGCGTAAACACCACCAGTCTTGAGAACGGAAGTATCACCACCAACAAGACGGTTGTAGAGATAATTTACGTCACATTGACGGGCGAGGTGTGTCTCAGCGCGCGACTGCCCTTCAAAATGAAGGGCAGTCTTACGAGACTTAGATGCAAGTCGAGTAAACATTATTATTCACCTTTCACGAAATCCGAACCGTTGGCTAGAACAACGTACCCAACCTTAGAGGGTATCAGAGTACCAGTCTCGAGATCAAAATCGCCAACATAACAGACACTAAAGTCAGAGGGATGCGTACCAATCAAGGTATTTTTATCACCAAGCACCATATCGCCAAAGGCACGGGTGGCAACGGCATCGTTGTCAAAGAGAGTGGGAGGATAAAAGGTATTGGCCTTTGTATCTCTAATTGCGTACATTTTACGAGTCATAGTCTAGTATTCTTTCTGTAGGATTAATTGCCGTCGTAACTGCCAACCATTGCCGATGACGGCATAAATCAACATAGGTTGGTTTGTGGTTAGTCACAAAATATTTTCTGCGTGCCTTGAGCACTTCGCATAAGGATGGGTTAACGATATCGCAGTAACGGTCGAAAGCTTTATAAGGGATCGCGAGAGGTACAGGCTTACCAGACTGAGAAAAGGTATGTAGAGTTCCTAAAGCATAATCTGGAAAGAAAGAGGAGGGCAAAGGATTTGTACGTTTATCAGGAAAGCGGAAAAAGAAGTCTGCACCTAAACCGATCGACTTAAGGGTGAACTCATCGCCACCAGACTGGTACTTTTTAAGGATATATTTAGAGACATACTTGATATTTGCATGGGAGATTTTATCCACGGTTATAAAACCTTTACGCCATCTATCGGCAAGTAAAGAAGATGAATAAATTGGGTAATTATTTTTAAAGGTGACAATATCGGTTTTATAAGCATCGCTAAAACAATCAACTCCAAAAAGAAGTCCGTGATAATGTGGTCGCTTAAACCTTGACCCATACTCACCACAAAAGAAATACTTAAAGTTAGCGGGAATACTAACGCGAAAATCTCGGGGAATGTTACGGAAACGCTTTAAGAAATCTTGTACGTCTTTTTTTACAAGGTGAGACGGGGCATCTGCGTAAGTAAGTGTGATAAATGTACCTACATTATCATGGCAAAGTAACTCTAATTGAAGTCGAGATATCC